CATTGCGCTCACCCGTTGAATCGCAGTGGGAAAAGTGCGCCAGGTATTACCAGCCGGAAGATAACATCTTCTTCGGCGGTCGCACGACTGAGGGGTCAAGTAATGGCAAGTCGGACGTATTCACCATGCGTCCAGTCGTTGCTGTGATTCGTTTTGCTACTGTGATGGACTCGCTAATTACCCCTGCTGGTACAATGTGGCACAAACATGAGCCGGTTGGTGAGGCTAGCGTGGAGTTGCAGGCCGCGTTGGAGCAGGTCGATAAGGTTCTGTGGCGGGAACGGTATCGCCCCAAAAGCAACTTCGGCGGTCAGAATGCTATGCGATGGTTGCAGATGGGCATATATGGCAATGGCGTATTGTTCATTGACGCGGCAGAAGATGGCGATGGGCTGCGGTATAGAAGCATCCACATCAACGAATGTTTGATTGACGTTAATCATCAAGGCTCAATCAATGCGCTTTACCGTGTGTTCAAGATGACGCGCCGTCAGATTCAGGACAAGTTTGACGTTCTGCTCAAGGGGGACATTGACGGCAAAGTTGAGATTGTTCACGCTGTTGAAGAGAATCCGAACCATGAGCCTAACAATCCTCGCGATCTGAAAGACAAGTGGCCGTTTACGTCTGTCTACTATCTGCCTGGCGATAAGCAAGTTCTTAGCGAGGGGTTTTATTCATCATTCCCATATTCCGTCGGGTCTTATCTCAAATACTCTGGCAATGTTTATGGCACTGGCCCAGGTTGGCTTGCAATCTCTGAGACAGTAACAGCAAACGCTAGCAGGCGGGATTTAATTGACGGGTCAGAGCGTGAGGTTAGGCCGCCCGTTCTAGCCGCTGATGATCTTGATGTTGACCTAACGCCAGGAGCCGTTAATTATGGCGCTTATGATCCGGTTACTGGACGACAACTTGTCGGGCCATATAAGACGGGGGCGAACTTTAACCCCGCTCAGATGATATACGAAGAGAGCATGCAGCAAATCGAATCGGTTATGCTGACTGATCTTTTTAGAGTATTGGGTGAGTCGCCGAACATGACGGCAACCGAGGCGCTGATTAGGCAGCAAGAGAAGGCGCAGCTTATTACCCCCGTACTGTTGAGAGCGCAAGGTGAAGCGTTGGGCGTGCAGATAGAGCGCGAGCTTGACATATTGCAGCGTCAAGGGAAGTTGCCGGATATGCCGGAAGAAGTGGGCGACGTTGAGATCACTTACGTTGCCCCGTTGAATGCGCTGGTTGATAGCGAAGTTCTGGTTCAAGTCCAGCGCGGCATAGAGATACTTGGCATCCAGAGCCAGATCGACCCGTCAGCAATGGATGTAATTAACACGCAAAAGCTGGCCATGATGACCGCGGAGATCGCCTTCCCTGCCGAGGTGCTTGCCACCAAGAGAGAGATGGAGAGGAAACAGCAGGAGCGCGAGGGTCAGCAGCAAGCGGCGCAGATGATGGCGGCTGGTGAATCATTGAGTCAAACAGTGAAGAATTTTAGCGATGCAAATATTTAGCAGAAAGCGTAGACCAAAGGCTGACGTTGACGCGGCTTATAAAGCTGTATTTAGTGGCCAGCATGGGCTGGTTGTGCTTGAAGACTTGGCGCGATTGTGCGCGTATAGCACGCGGGAATATACACCGGGGGCGGATGCCTCTGTTGCTATAACAGAATGCGCTAAACGTAGCGTTTTTTTACATATCCTCAACAAAACCAAAGGACAAGACAATGACGACAGAGATTGATACCTCAGCAGCGCCAGCCGCTCCAGAGCCAGTCCAGAGCGGCGTAACTGCAATAACAAATAACGAACCGAAACCGGAAGCGCAATGGTTTGATACGTTCAATGATGACGTAAAGGCCATCGCGCAGAAGTACGGCGAGAAGAAGGGCTACAAGTCGCCGGAAGATTTCATTAGCGGCTATGACAACCTCTCGCGCCTGATGGGTGTTGATGACAAGGAGATTCTCCGCATTCCAAAAGAGGGCGACGAGAAAGGGATGGCAGAGTTTCGCGCCAAGATGGGCGTACCTGATTCTGTTGATGGATATGATTATGGTGAGGCCGATGTCGCGGAAGAGCTTAAAGGGCCACTGCGTGAGTTTGCCCACAAGCACAACCTGAACAACACACAGCTTTTGGACTTGGTTACATGGGCGAATGAAACTATCCCAAGCCTGTTCCCGAAAGACCAAGAGCGCAATCCTGCTGAAGAGTTGGCGGAGCTTGAAAGGACTTGGGGTCAGGATTACAAGAAGAACGAGGCAACGGCTAAACATGCATATAACACCGTCATGGTGAGTGAGTTTGGCGACCGTGCGGGTGATGTGCTAACTAAGATCGAGTCCGCTATTGGCACGTCAGACATGATGAACCTGTTGAGAGCATTTGGCAGGCAAGGCGGTGAGCCGTCATTCTTTGCGTCAAATGAGGTTCGCACTACAAAACAGGAAGCGCAAGCCAAGCTGAATGATCCAGAGTTTAGGCGCAAGGTTATGTCGGGTGATCCGGCGGCTAATAAGCAGCGCATGGAGTTTCTTGCTATTGCAAATGGATAAGTTATAATTAGCTAACCGATACCCGTAAGGCCGGTGATCGTGGCCCGTAATTGGATACCCACAAAAAGACCTGTGTTTATTTAATTATTTAAGGAGGCCACAATCATGGCTAATAATATCGACGACTTACACGTCCTTTCGTTTAAGGACACAATCACCCACCTATGCCAACAAAAAGACAGCCGCTTTATGATGGCTGTTGATTCTATGCGCTCAACCGGCGAAGGCGCTCAGGCTGTCCAGAATCTTGCCCCTGGCGACATGGCAGCCCTAACCGCTCCAACTTATGCTGGCGCATTGAATGATGACGGCTGGTATGGTGATACAGAATGGGATCAAGCAGAGCATTTCCAGCGCTGGGTATACCCAAGTGCGTTTAAGCGTGCCTTGCCTGTTCACCGTAACAACCTGGTTCAATCTTTGACTGACCCCAAATCGGCCTATGCTGAGAATATCGTTAATGCGTTTAATCGCAAGAAAGACGACATTATCATTGCTGCCGCATTGGGCAATGCAAAGCAAGGGCCGTATGACAACCAGGCTGACATTGCCCTGCCTACTGGCCAGAAGATCGCTGCTGGCGGCACTGGCTTGCTGCTGTCTAAGGTTGAAGATGCATGGGGCAGGCTGATGGCTGCTGAGTGTGACGAAGACGAAATGTGGCTGGCGGTTAACGCTAAGGGCATGAGTCAACTGAAGGCTCAGGATCAGGTGGTTAGTGCGGATTACAACACTAATCGAATCCTGTCAGGCACTGGCAAGGTTGACACATGGAACGGCTTCAAGCTGATTCAAACTGAGCGCCTGCCTATCGCGACCAACGTGGTATCTGGGTTCGCCTTCACTGCTGGCGCGTTGAAGCTGGCGTTGTGGCGTGATCTGGAGGTTCGCGTCGACGAGCGTTCCGACAAGAACTACACCTGGCAGATTTACGGTGACACGTTGCTTGGTGCGGTTCGTGCGGAAGATTCGCGAGTTGTACAAATCGACTTCGACCAATCTGTTGCAGTGTAACTAAATGGGGAGGGCAACCTCCCCTATTTTATATCTGGAGGAAGCAATGGCTGATGAAAAGACAAGCGCGAAGAAAGCTACAAAGAGCGCACAAAAGACGGCAGACAGTACGGTTTATTCTATCGAGACAGCCAGCGGCAGCATATCGGTAAAGGACGGCAACCAACATGAGGGCGCAGTATCTTTGTGTGTGCCGAATGGAATGCCTCGGCAGCAAGTGAGGCTGTTGGTACAGCGGTTGTTGCACAAGTCTAGCCGATGAATAAGACTGACGTTCAAAACTATGCGCTATCGAAGATAGGGCAGGAAGGCATAACTGCTGACACTTCGGACACTCCAGAAGCCATAGCTATCAACTACATCTATGACGCAACGGTTAAGAGTGTCATGCGCGATCATACATGGAGCTGTCTCACTAAACGCGCAAGCATAGCGGCATTGGCAGAAACGCCTATCGGG